ATGCGATTAGTGGACATCGTAAAAAAACGCCAACAAGCCTTTTTTACAGAGTGGCTTAGAATCGGTAGAAGGTGTTGGTGCAAAACGCCGTCAAACATTGTTGAAATATTTAGGTGGGATGCAAGGGGTCAAAAGGCTACGCTAGATGAAATCGCCTCTGTTCCAGGCATTTCTAAAGCCCTTGCCGAACGAATTTATGATGCTTTGCGAGATTAATACATGAATCTTCTTAGGATATGAAAATTCCATTTTCAAATAAAACAGATATGTTTTAGAATAATTAGACTATAAAAACGGACCTGACTCTTTCTATGAAACCAAATATTCCTATATTCCTTACGCTTTTCCGTGTCATTTTAATTCCTTTTTTTGTCATTGCATTTTATTTGCCTTTCTCGTGGTCGCCTTTTTTAACCGTATTGATTTTTTTTATTGCTGGCGTCACAGATTGGTTTGATGGTTATCTTGCACGAAAATGGAAACAAACGACACGTTTTGGCGCATTTTTAGATCCTGTTGCGGATAAAGTGATGGTAACAGTCGCCCTCGCTTTGGTTGTTGAATATCACCATTCTTTTTGGATTACTTTGCCAGCAGTGATCATGATTTCTAGAGAAATCATCATTTCCGCATTAAGAGAATGGATGGCTGAAATTGGCGACAGGAATAAAGTGGCGGTATCTTGGCTCGGAAAAAGTGAAAACCACAGCACAAATGTTAGCGTTAGGTGGATTGTTGTGGCGCTATAATGTGGTGATGGAAATTGCTGCGATTGTTTTACTGTACGTTGCGGCGATTTTAACCGTTTGGTCGATGTTACAATATTTAAAAGCGGCTAAAGGCAGCTTACTTTCGGATATTACACTTTAAATACGTTTAAAGGCACTTTCTCCAGTGCCTTTTCTTTTGCCTCTATTTTAGGTTGGAGAATAAGCGTTTTTTTATATTGTGATTTGTTTTTAAGCGATTAAATTATTCTTTTACATTTTTTATTTGACTCATTCAGAGAAATAAGTAAAATGCACATCATTGTTTGAGAACACAGTTTCTTATGCAACGCGGGAATAGCTCAGTTGGTAGAGCACAACCTTGCCAAGGTTGGGGTCGCGAGTTCGAGCCTCGTTTCCCGCTCCAATATCTCATATTGCATTAGTGATAATGCCCGAGTGGTGAAATCGGTAGACACAAGGGATTTAAAATCCCTCGCTTTCGAAGCGTGCCAGTTCAAGTCTGGCTCGGGCACCATTAAAATGGCAATAAGATCTACAATCCAGTCGCTTAACGCGGCTTTTTTTGTATCTAAGACTTCCTACTTTTGTTTTCCTCATTTCCTTATTAGTAATAACATTCTCTTTTTTTTAAGATTGCTTTTTATCTGTTTGACCATTCTGGCTTATTTACGAATGATTTTTATTTGTTTAATATTTAAACATTACAGCTTATGTTATTTATTTTATAAAATATATTAAACATATTATGTTAAAAAAATGTTATGTAAGTTTTTTTATTTTGTGAATATAAAAGAGAAAATGTATAGTACAGAAATAAATCAACTTACCCTAATAAGATTTTATGACTTTACTAATAAATGAAGTAGGGAGATAAACGTAAACATGTATACTTTATTTCGATTTATCTTTCTGTTTCACTCCTTTTGATTGGTTTTATTATGATGCAGTCTTATTACATGAGTGGTGATTTCTCCTTAGCTGACATCATCAGAAGGCAGGTATAATTGTTGGATACTTAGCATCCGATAGCGCAAAAGATATTAAATGATGAGGATTGTAATAGCTGTTGCCCATTACGCGTCTAAATAACATTTGAGATACGTTTGTAAGATAAATGAGTTGTTTTTTTTGGAGTGAACTTTATTAAAAGCTGATTTACTCTAATAACGATAAAATGTGATATTATTTAATCAACGTAGATTCATTTGAAAGAGCAGTGACTGATGTAAAAGTGTTATAGAAACGTATTATTTTACTTACTCGTCGGACCAGTTTGTTTGTATATTTTTTTATCAATCTTCGGCACACTATTAATCACTAAAATATGCCCCTGATCTAAAATGATTTCTTCGTCCTGTGGAATGCGAATTAAGTCTGCTTCATACAGCGCTTTATATTTTGGCATCCATTCTCGGTACCATTTATCATTGAGCTGCACCGTTTCCACCATTGATGCGCCATAACGAATCAATGCGGCTTCCGCTAAATAACCGCCATTAGCAGTGGCATCAAATGCGGCACCAATAAAACGAGGGAGATTTTTAAGTACGAACAACATGATTTGCCGTTGTTGGTTATAAGGGCAGTTGCGAATCTCAATAGTGATTTCAATGTGTCGTGCAGTATTCGGCAAACAGGCACAGACTGCAAACACACTCAAGTCGCCCGTACGTGCGAAATCCACACCAAAACTATGACGATGATCTTTGTTAAGGTTTTCTAGGTGTGGTAATACGTCTTTAAGTAACCATTCTAGCGTCATCACTTCACGTTCTTCTTCAGTCCACGTCATAAATTTATTATCACATTCAAACGCTAAATTTGACTTTTGAACTATCTGCCGCACGATCTACCAAGGGGCGAGGGATATAACCGCCAGAGCTTTGTTTCGGCACACAATAATATTCTTCTAATGCATCTTCTTCTGTTGCGGTTTCTCGCAATAAGCCTTTTTTCCAACTATCTTCTAAAGCTGGCGACCACGGTTTTTTGCTGACTTGGCAAATGCGTTGATAAAGCCCTTCACGGCACGCATCATCAAGGGTAATCGTATGCACGGAATAGCTTTTACGTCCTGCTCGGCTGTCTTGAATCAGCTGATTAAAGAGATTGCTCACCCCATTGTGGGTTGAAATTAACCGCACTTTTGCACCCCACATTGTGAGAGCTAACGCCGCTTTTAACACTTCAGCTAACTTCTCGTGGAAAGCTGCTTCATCAATACACACCACCCCTTGCATACCACGCAAGTTCTTTGGGTTACTTGAAAGTGCTTTGATTTTGTAGCCACTGGCAAAATAAATCACATAAGTGAGAATATCCTTGTCTTCATCTTGAAACACTTCTTCTTGGATTTCGCCTGCTGCACGATTGAATTTACTTGCCCACATCGCACAGGCATCAATAAATTCACGGGCCATTTCTTTATTTGAGCCAATATAAAAAACATCAGAGCCACCTTCTGATTTGGCTCTGCTTGCTATCAATACATCATCTGCTGCTTCCGCCCAAGTCAAACCCGTACGGCGTGATTTTTCGGCGATTTTTAACTGGCTATCATCTGCAATCCAGCGTTTTTGATAACCAAGTAATAACTCATTTGGATCAAATGGAATAAAATCAGGTAATCGTGCTTGCATTATGCAATTCCTAAAATTTGGGCTTTGATATTGTCCACGGTTTCTTTAGATAACCCAGCTTGTACTACCGCTTTTTCTGCTGCATCCGCCGCTTGCTGTGCCACTTCTTTGCGAATCGCTTGTTCACGCTTATAACTTAAACTTTCAGCTTGTTCTAGGCGTTGTACAGCAGCAGAAAGTAATGCGATAGATTTCGGGTCTGCGGTACCGTCCTCGCTCATTCCCAGCGAGGTTTCAAAAGCAATGTTTTTCACAATTTCCATCAGCATTTTGCCAATGTCTGACTGTGGGGCCTCGCCAAATTGTTTTGCCCAGATTTGGGCGATTTCACGAGAGTTGCGAATTTTTGCACCCATCTTTTCCATTCTGCTGGCATAACGGTTTAAGCCTGTTTTGCTTAATAAGGCTGTATCAGGCAAGCCACAATCACGAATTAAATCGTTGATTTCTTCTAAGATTTCAGATTGTGAAAATTGCTTATCTCGCAACATCATTGCGAGCTGAGTTTTGATGTTCGGGGGTAATAAATCAACTTTACTTGCACGCCCTCGAGTTGTTTTTTCTGCCATTTAAACGCTCCTTAAACGTGCTTTAAAGTTTTGGCGCTGGGCGTTTAACCCCGTCCACAATTACTCGACCATTTGCAACATCAAGCCCACGCTGAGTAATAATTGCAACAAAAAAATCTTTGTCTCCGTTAGGAATACGTTTGATTTGAATAAGTCCCTGTTCTTCTAACCACAACAAATGATTTCTCACTAAGTCTCGGCTAATTGAATGTCCATAAGCATCTAATACATCAGCGATGATAGACTCATTAGCATCATAGCCGTCATCAGCTAGGGTTTGTAAAATCACAAGGCGTTGATCTTTGGTAAAAATATCTTTAACACTCATTATTTTTTCACTTCCTTTTCTGTTAAGAGGGCAACTAGATGACGTAACATTTTTGTCTCTGTTCGTAATTCTTTCGCTTCACCTTTCATTTCAACTAGTGCGACTCGTAGTTCTGTTACATCTTTTGCTGAAGGTAAGTGTTTAACTTCACTTTCAATATCTGTAACACGCTGCTCTAATGCATTAATTGCTGTTTTCTTCGCATACCGACTGTCCATTTTTAACCAAAACACGGATGCCAATAGTCCTGCGATAGTTAAAATAATGCCCCAATGCTGTTTAATAATTTCTAAGATTTCCATCATTTCTCTGCATTCCCTTGACAATAAACACATCTCACACAATGTGGCACTGCTCTTAAACGTTGCAACGGAATAGCTTCACCACAATCAATACAGTTACGCTCCAAAACCTCAACAGTTTTTTCTGTTCGAGTGATACGACTTAAAAAATCATTCATCATTCGCTCTTCACGTTCTTGTGTTACATCTGCAATATCACTCATTTGCTTTTCTTTTCCTTGTTACTACACACTTTTTCATACACCACGTTGTGATTGAGCACTTGTCGCTTGGTTTCTTCTGTGTCTTTACGGCTTGGATAAATCAAACCAAATGCCGCGCACTCAGTCGTCGTTACGGAAATAATTGGCTGACTGCAAGCGCTCATCAACATCACTAGCAGACAAAGTGCGGTTGCTTTCTTCCACGTTTTGTTTTGTTTTTGCATTTTTTAACTCCACAGATAAAGCACGCTTATCTGCTTTTTCTTGTTGAATTTGTTGCTCTTGTTTTTTAATTTTGCGTTGTTGAAAACGCACAATACCAATTAGAATGGCAATAATCCCCATCACCACCGCACCAAGCAGTAAACTATTGTTCATCATCATTTAATGTTCCTTTTTGTTGTCGTTCGTTTCTTTCGCGCCCACGCATAGCGTTTGCAAAGCCTTTTGTCGCCACGCCACCACCACAAAAAATTGCGAACGTCATAAATAACTCAGCAACGTTTGAGCGGTCTAAGTACACTGAATAAGCAAGGATAATTGCCATAAGTAGCGCACCAAAAAATTGAATAAAAGCCGTAGTAGAAAGCCTGCCATTGTCTTTGTGATAAGCTCTGTTAATTTCATTATTCCCCCTCAAACAAATGTTCATAATTAATCACTTGCTCACTGTCGAGCCATTCCCAAACATCAAAGCAGGGGCAATCTTTTACCCACTCATTCGGTGTAATTGAACCATCACCATTAAGATCAGGTGATAAATCTCGGTGGCCGTAGATTTTGGCGTGAGGATGCTGGCTTTCTAATTCACTCAATAGCTTGTGTAATGTTTTCCATTGTGCAGCAGTGTACTCACCGTGATTTTTACCGTCTTTTGTGATGCCGCCCACCAAACAAATGCCAATGCTTTGCTTGTTGTGTCCCTTAACATGTGCGCCAATTTCACCCACTTTGCGACCTGTTTCGAGCGTGCCGTCCACGTCAATCACATAGTGATAACCAATGCGAGAATAGCCACGTTGCTTGTGCCAACCGTCAATAACTTGTGCTGCGGTTTGAGTTTTGGTTGCAAGTGATTTGCCGTTCTGTGTCGCAGAACAATGGATCACAATTTTTAAGATAGGAAACATAAAAAACTCTCTTTAAATCAGTATTAAAGAGAGTTTAAGGAATTAATAAGATAAGTGAGTTTGTGAAGTTTCAAACAAGATTTAAGCAGCTTCAAATAAATCTCGTTGATAGCGTTTTCTACTTAATGTGCGTTGCTCTCGGATAATTGCATAAATGTGAGATTCCGAAAGATTATATTTTTTGACTAAATCAGGCACGTTATTGCCCTTAAATTCATTGTAAATTTGCACATTACGCAAGGCATCTTGTAAAACCGTGCCAGTTGGTAAATAAAAAAGACTGGCCGCCAAAATAATAAGCGAGTAGCCCTGTTAATTTTGATGCTTTCTTTTGCGCTTCCTCTTTTGATTCGCCTTGGCGAACTAATTCAGAGGTCATTAGCTCAATCATTTCGGTTAATGTGCGTGGCCATTTGTGAAAGATTTCAGCCTCAGGAATATTATCTAAGTTATCAAACAATTGACCAACAATAGAGTGATCATTCGCAAATAAGTCATCTTGTTTGTTCATATAACCCCCTATTTATTTAATCTAAATAGGGGAATTATAGAGAGTAGGATTTAAGAAAGGTAAAAAATTTTCGGAGGGTTTTAATGAATTTGCTTTTAATCCATTGAATTAACTATGAAAAGTGCCATTTTTAAGCATTAAAAATAGTTTCTTCATAGTATTCTAAAATAGAGTTATAACCTGCTTTTTTATCCACTTGATTGCCTTGTTTTTCAAGTTCAGCCACCATTAAACGCTTGTGCCATTTCTTTAACATCTCAACCAAACGACTAGCATCATAATTATCTAATGCTCCCACATTTAAGATTAAAACACGTCTATTTTTTGTATTAATCATCTTGCGAGTGTAAGCATTTAATGCATTTTCACTCTCATCACGTAAAAAACCGTGCTTTGCCATTAAATGCCACACAGCATAGAGTTTGGCTGTAATTGCACTTTTCGGTTTCACTGTTGTTTTTTGCTTTTTATAGCTCACGCCAGCGTGAATATCTGCCCCTTTTTGCTTTAACTCGTGGATTACTTTGTGCAAATCAGGCACACTGCACTTTGTTGAGCTGTCTTTATTTGTTAAACGTTTCAACATTGCACGATAATCATCATCTTGCATACCGATCTGTTTTTGTCCAATCTTAATCAGTTGAATAAGGTTTTTTTTCATAATTGCTCCTAAAACACATTATTCAGCCCACTTGGTTATAAATGGGCTGTAAATGGGTTTTAATCTTCTTTGATGGTTAATCCTTCAATTTTTTTTAAATTGTCTTACTAATGTGCTAACACTAGTAAAATATGGTTGAAAGTAACCAATTTTTCTTTTTCTAATGACTTTTTTGCTTATTAATCCCTTGTATTCTTTTCTTTGTTTCTGTGTGTACAGGCTACGAGAACGTTTTAAACCAGAATTTTTTCAACAAAAATAGAACATCTCACTTTTCTTTTACTTTGACCAGAAAAAAAATTTTACTGCACCATCAATAAAAACAAAACCATATGATTTTATTTTTTATGGATTTTCCAATTTACTTCGATAAGACGACCTTTATATAAAAATGAAACATTCCAGAGCTCGCTCAATTTCCTTGCGATTTCAGACCATTTTTCGTTTGAAATACTCATTTTTGCTCCTGATTTAATAGCTTAATTATTCGTTCTTGTTTTTGCATATCAGATACAGCTATGCGTAGTAATCTGCTACTTTCTTGTAAATCGTTTTCAATAAGCCGCTCTTTGGCTAAATCAAGCAGATCCATTGTTGCAACAATATCTTCTAAAACCGCTTGTTTAGTCCGATAGGCTGACGGCATTGCACCAATATAACTCATTACATTTCCTCCACTTCGACTACATCATCAATCTCACTAATAACGTGGGGCAGTTGATTGATATCAAACTGATTTAAATCGCATACACGATTGGTCACATCTTCAATGTTATCTGCATTCACTGTCATTTCGACTAAGCAATACAATCTCACTGCATATTTCGGCATATTCCCCCTCCTTAAAACGGTCTAACTGCCACACGGTCGCAAAATGCTTTGCGATTTTTACACCATTCTTTGTTAAGTGGTGAGGCATTAAGACTTGCCACCTCCCACGCCTTACTCGCTTGTTCATAGTCTTTGCTCCGTTCAGCATTCGCTGCCACGTTACTCCAATGAATGAACCTATTAAATTTTGGAATGACCATATTTGCTCCTTTGCTTGTTTGTAAAACACATTCTGAACGCCCCTCAAACGAGGTTTAAAGGGCGTTTAAATGGGTTTTATTTAAGAAAAAAATATCCATCACTTTTCCTAGTGCCATACAGAACAAACCAATCACAAAAAAAAGAAGCGAATAGTGAGAGTGGCGCAAGAAAAAATCCGAGAATGATGTAAGTTAAGATTTCCATTACTTCACCTCCTGCTCAAATGGGGTAATGACAAAGTCCTCAATACCTGTTTTGATTGTTACACCAGGCACACCCGCAGCCGTTTCTGGTTCATTAAGCATTGCTTCTTTATTAATTTCTTCTTTCGTACGAATAAACTGGGTTAAACCTCGCATTTTTAAGCTATCTAACACACTATCCACACCCCGAATACCTACGCTAGGCGGACGTTGACGCCATTGGACCTCACCTGTGTTAAAACTTCCTGTTTTGGTTTTACCATTATTGGTTAGCTCATCACGATGGCTCTCACACCACGCCTGAACAGCCTCCTGCATTGGTTTAATTTCTTCTTGAATCGCAAGCAATTGCGGGGCAAATTTTTTCAGTGATTGCTGCGAGCTCGTCATTTTGTTGAGTTGCTAAGCGTTGTAATTCACGTTGTAGATCACCAATTTGTTTAATTGCTGTTTCTACTTCCTCACGAGCTTGGTAACGCACCGCAAACGTACTGCTTTTAATTCTGGTTGCTTTTTTAGCCATTGTTTTTCTCCTGTTGTTAAATTTCATCTGTTGTATAGCCTATTAATTGTTTTCTTCACTCGGTGATATGCCATTGTTCACTCCATCATTGCGGTATATCTGTGCTACTTTTCACACAGGTGTAGGGGTAAAAATCCGCGTTAATTTTTGGTGTGATACCACCTTGTTTCCATCCCTGATAAACCAGATAAACCACGCCATCAAATGCATCTTTCTTCAATGACTGTTTCAAAGTTTCCATCACAGCCTGCAAGTAAAAGTGCGGTTAAAATCACAAACATTTTTTTCATCTTTTGCACCTTACCTTTAATGGATTTGAACGGGTGGTACTGCTTTCCAAATAACTTTGATACCCTCTAACATCGTGTAGTATTGCTCCCAGCGACCGACCGTTTTATCTGAACCAAACGCAAATTTATTGGCTTTCTGTGCCTTGATAAGTTTTCTTGTTGTTATCGGATTGTCATCAACAAAAATGCGAGGTTTAATGCCTGAAAAGTCGATTTGTTTTACTGTTAAGCCCAGTGCATTACAGTGAACGATCGCTTTTTGTGTTTGTTTTAAATACTTAAACGCAAGGTGATTGGCTTTATTGATTCTCATTTATTCCCCCTTACCGAGTAATTCTGCTCGTGCTTGTGTGATTAAATCTGCTGTAATCAGCTTGTTTGAGCCCTTCGCAACCATTCCAGCGAGGCGTAATGTTTGAGTTAAGATACGTAAACCACCGCCAGTTTCTGTGATAGAAGCCATCACATTTAATGCCTTATCATCACTTTCTAACCCCCACGCTTTCGCTACCGCTAAGGTGTCTGCTTTTTTCGCTTTCTGAATAGACGTATTCTTTGCAACTCGTGACCAAAGACGTGCGTATTCGTGGCTCGGTGAAATACCGCCTTTCATTCTTGTGTACACCTTGTCATTGCCAACAAGTACCAAACCAATGTTGGCTTCTTCTTGTAAAATGCGTAATTCTTCTAATGCCTCATAAGGTAAGTGGTCTGCTTCATCCACAATTAATAAGCCTTCCGTACCTTTGATTTTTGTGTAAAATCGCACGAGATAATTTGCCTTTGCGACGAGGTGCATCACCAATCCCTGTGGCTAAAGCGATTTCATACAAAATCTCACTTAATGTTGAACGTGCAGGGCTTGCAGTGACTAGCCAGCAGTTAGCACGTTGGTTTGAGAAGTGTTGAATTGCTTTGGTTTTACCCACACCGCTTGCGCCATAAACCGTTGCTAGACAGTTAGCAATTTGAGCAAACTCAAGGGTTTTAAAAATTTGTTTAGCCGTTGCTGTTTCAATAAAACTCGGTGCCTCAACAAACTCACGGGCTTGTACTTCTTTGCGTTCAAAAAAATGCCACTAGCTTGCTTTCTAATTCATCATTTGAGCCAGCATATTTGCCGTTGATATAAGCGCTCAATGCCCCAGCATTAACACCAGTCTCCTTTGCCAGCTGTCTTTGACTTACGCCAGTTTCTGAAAGGTACGTTTTGATTTTGTCGATTAAGTTTTCCATTTTTTACCTCGCTTAAATAACCGTTTAAATTCGTTTAAACCTTGTTTAAATCAGCCTTTTTGCTGTTTTAATTTTTCAACACCTTTGAAGAAGCCTTTTTCAAATTCACTGATTTCTTCCTCATCTTCATCAGCCACCACTTCAACTTTACGTACTGCGTTTCTGTCTGTAACAAGCATTTCAATCACGCCAGGGGAAAGTTTCTCTTCTTCTTTTACATCTGGTTGGAATTGAGCCAATTCGTTTGCCTCCATAAGCTCCATATCCGCTGCAATACGTTTTGTATTTTTCGTGATACGTGTGCGTAAGCGTTTTTGTTCACGTGCCGCTTCAGTATCATTAAAGGATTTCGCTTCACGGCAGATTGCCTCTGCTAGGAACACGCCATCCAAGCTATACACATAGACTTTTTCGTGTAATTTCGCTGGGTCGAAACGCACAACAACGTGTGAATGTACGCACCCCATTAATGACTCGGCCCAATATTGATTTTTACGACCAAATAACGAACCACCTGCATCCAAATAGAACTCGCCATTGCGTTTGATTTTGACTTTCTCACTAGTCAACATCAGCATTCTGAGTTGTTCTGGTGTGGCTTTACGCACGGTCGCTTTCGCATAATCACGAGCAAACACTTGCTCAAAACTGAAGATGCCCTGGCAAATTTCAGTGTTACGGTTTTGTTTTTGGTTAAAAATCTCAACGCCACGTGCCAGTGCTTGCATAAATACGTCATAATCCACGCCTGACTTGCCAGCGTTGTAGTTATCTGGTTTGTCATACACATTCGCACCCGCGTAGAACCCTGCAAGAGCGGGGTCTTTATCCACTAATTCACCCACGCCACCGTGCGAAAACGCACGTTCTATTGGTTTTGCTTGTCCGTGACCTTTTCCTGCAATCACACTGGTCCAGTGCAATTCAATGCCAAGCAAGGGAATCAAACCTTTTGGATCATCTTCTTTCACTTTAAAGCGGTAGCGATTTGGCACACCGCCAGTCATCCATTTATTTGCAGCTGCGCGGGTATTATCGATAGTCACGTGGCGTGGAATACCGTATTTGTAAATCACATCCATTAGTGCATAGCGGATGCTGTCTGTGTTTTCACTGACATCACAGCGATAACCCAAAATTTTGCGAGTGCGAATGTCTTGCCAGAACCATGTTTTCGGGCGAACAATTTCGCCGTTTTTCCATTTCACAAATACGTTATGTTGATAACCGTCACCATTGATCCATTCCATTGCCTGAATATCTGCAACAGAACGCTGTAATGCAGGCACTAGTTTGGTGAGTGCGTTTTCGCCATCACGTTTTAATACAATGACTTCATAAGGCACTTCGTTTTCAACTTTGCGTTTAACGGTTTGACGGCTTGGAATAGTCCAACCCATTTCTTCAGCTGCACGAGTTAAACGTTCATAACAAGCAGCAATTGATGGGCGTTCAGGTCGTAAATAATCAGCTAAGAATGAATCCCACGCTTCAATATCAAAATCCGCTTTTTCTTTTACTGTTTTGCCAGTGCGTTTAAGCAACACCGCAAGCCAGTCTGATTGCTCAAAATCACGTACTTTGTAGTACCAGTTTTTTAACGAACCCACAGAGATGTCTTGTGCTTTCGCCACAAGCTCCAACGCTTCCATTAGTGGTGTTTTTGAATCAATAAAATTTTGCACCGCAACAACAGCGAGATATTTTTTCTCGGCTTTGCTTTTTTGAACGTTGTTGGCTTTATCGAACGGTTGCCAAATAGCAGCAGATAAATAACGCTCTGCGTTTTTTTGTTCTTGAGTAGGTCGCTCTTCAGATGAAAGAGATTGGGCAATACGGAATTTAATTTCGTCTTGAAGCTCTTTTGGGAAAGAGGAAAGTGCATATTCAAGTCCACCACCGCGACCAGAACGCTTTTGACTTTCCCAATTCTCACGATTGGCTTTCTCAATTACATTTTTATGTGCTTGTGGCATTCCGTTTAAGTTAAAACTAAGTAACTCAGCTATTGAATAATGACTTTTTAATGTTAATTCACTCAT